CATTACATTTAGCCCGGCGTCGTGGTCTGCGCCGTCCGCGTGCCGGACCTTCGCGCCCGTCGTGTTGCCGGCCGCCGGCGTGCCCTGGAAGATCTGCGGCTGAGTGAAGGTCTGCGCCGCCGCGAGCCTGGCAATCTCGTTGCCCTCGATGGCGACGCGGCCGGCGGCGATGCGCGAGAGCGTGGTATCCGACGCGTGGCCGAGCTCTAGCGTCGTGAATTGCTGCGGCTCCGTGAATACGTTTGCGACGGCGACGAGCGCAACGTTGATTCCTTCCACGGCCAGGCGGCCGGCAGCCGAGCGCGAGAGCGTGGTATCCGACGCGTGGCCGAGCTCAAGCGTCGTCAATTGCTGCGCGGCCGTGAATACGTTCGCCGCGTCTTTCTTCGGGATATTGGCCGAGAGCGCGGCATCCGCAATCGCGGCGGCCGGGAAGGTCACAGTCCCCAGGAAAACGGCATTACTGATCGTCGGCGCCGTGCCGCGCACAAGCGCGCCGGTGCCCGTCGGCGCCGTCGTGCCCGCTAGATGGTTGAGCTCCGCCGGCGTCACCGTAACGGGCGCGTCGATGTTCGGGAAGGTCGCCTTAATCGTTGATTTGAGCAGGCGGATATGATCGTCGCCCTGGCTCTTAACGTCCGTGCCGGCCGGATTGGTCGCCACGAGGTCGTCAATGTAGGTGCCGGTTTCGAGCCCCATTAGTAGCCGCCTCCGCCGCCGTAAAGGTTGTAAGCGCCCGCCACGGAGGCGCCGCCGAGCTTGCGGCCGGCCTGCTCGTTGATGCGCTCGACTGCATCCGTGAAGAGCTCGCCGGCAGCCTGGGCGAGCTCTAAATCCTGGGTGTACATGAACAGGTGAAAAACGGCGCCGAAGAGATAAAGCGCCTCGTGCCGCTCTAGCAAATCGTTCGTGTCGGTATCGGACGAGAGCGACGCAAAGCGCGCCAGGTGCTCGACTTCAAATTCCGAATCCGTCGCCGGGACGCCGCGAAACTCGACTTGCTCACCGCGCACGGCGAACTGTGCAACCGGCGAGCTCGACGCGCGCGCGCGGATCTGCGCGAGCCCGACTTGGTCTAGCGCCTGGGGCCGCGTGTCGGTGAGTAGGAAAACGGTGCGAATTTCCAGGCACGTCGGCGGCAACGTGTAGATGCCTTCGCTCACGCGGTCAGTCTCGTCCAGCGTGGAGCTCGCCGCCTGCTCGGCCGTGCGGAGCTCGCGTGCCATGCGCCCTTCGGCCAGGCGGATAAAGCCCGCTACTTTCGCCGTGAGGTCCGGCCGGTGCGCCTCTTCGAGCACGGCAGTCTTGAGCTCGCCGTAATTCATTTGCGGAGGCTCCTGTTATGCCGCACGCGGTACGGCTCGGAAAGCGGACTCTGCTGAAACTCGAGAATCGCCGCCGAGCGCTCGCCGGCGTCCTTCGAAAGCATGGCGGGAAAGGCGCGGCACAGGAAAGCAAAATCGCGCTCCGGGATCCGGAGGATATGCTCCGCGAAAGGCGCGTGCCGCGTCGGGATCCGCCCCTCGCGCGCGAGCCGATTGCATTCCAGGATTTGCCGTCGTGTCGGATCCATCGCTACCGCTCGCCTCGTGAGAAAAGCCCGCGCGCCGCGCCAAGGGGGCAGCGCGGCGCGCGGGAACGTGCGCCGCAATTCTAGGTTTCTGTGACTGCGGAGTCGGGGAGAATGTCGCGGATCACCGCATGGGCGCGCTCAAGATAGACCTTGAGCGTCCAGTCTACGGAGAGCATGCGACGAATCGAGAGCCCGAGCTTGGCGAGCGGATCCACCTTGAACGAGTGCAGGTAGCCGACGCCGACGTACTGCGGATCCAGGAGGAACGCATCCGCGACGGGCACGGGCACGGTGTCGCCCGAGTCGTATGGCTGCTGCAAGCGGTTCGGCTGAATGCTCATCGTGAAACCGAAGTCCGTGCGGAAAATGTCGATGTAGCCCTGGCTCGTCTGATCCACGCCGCCGCCCGAGCCGCTCACGTTCGCCGTCGGCGCTGCCGCGTAAGGCGTCGTGAAGAGATACCGCGCGAGCCCCTTGGTAAGGGCGGGCACACTCATGAAAACGGTCGTGTTGCCGCCGAGCGTGTAAACGTCCTGAATCGCCGTGGCGACGAGCGCCCAGGTGAGCGCGCGGCCGTCGCCCTCCGTCGGCGCGTCCACGACTTTGGTCGTGGTATTGAAGCCGCCCGCGGAGCCGCCGGAACCGAAGTAAGCATTGGTGACAAGCCACGCGGCGAGCCCGCCCGAGCGGCCGGGCGTCGCGTTGTTGTCGTCCGCAACCGACGCCTGCGGAGTGAGGCAGATCGCTTCCACGTCGCGGCGGAGCTCCTGCATTTTCCGCATGGTCTTATACGCAAGCTGATCCGACTGCCCGATCACGTCCACGTTCTGCGCGCGCTCCGTGACGGCGACGTGCTTGGTGCTGATCTGCGTATGATTCCCGACGCGCGCGCCGCTCGCCGTGGTGACGCCCGTCGAATCCGAGCCCGACACGACGGCGTTATCGGTGTCGGGGGCTTCGAGCTCGTCCTCCGTCCATTCCGTGTAGCTGTTCTTCGCAGTGTCCGAGCGCGCCAGATCCAGGAACGGCGTGGGGATCTCGGAAATATCGAAGATCTCCTGCATAACGTCCTCGCGCACGAGGCCGCCCGCGTCAACCGCTTTGAGGTCTGCCGCGTCCAAATAATCGGCTGGTGCCGCCATGATTGCGTTACCTATTCAGCAAAGCCAAAAGGCGGGAGCGCGGATCCGATCCTTTCGTCGGGCGCGTCGGTGCTGGCAATGCGGGCGCGCGTCCGCTCGGCTTGCTTTTGCCAGTCGCGGGCGGGGCGCCCTTGCCGACTTGCTCTAGCGCCTTGCGGACGCGCTGCTCGCGCCGCCAGTTGTCGCGCACATAGCGGAGCGAACGATGGTCCGTCAGCGTGCCGAGATAGTTCTCCGGGAATCCGTACCCTTTCAGGTGCTCAATCATCCCGGTTATTTCTTCGGTCCGCTTGGCCTCGTCGCGCCACTCCGGAATTACGTCGAGGGTGAGCTCCCGCTCGCGCTTTAGCGTCGCCGTGTGGCGTGCCTGCACCGCTTCGAGTACCTCGGGCTTTATGGCGCCCTTCGGCAGTGCGGCTATCAGGGTTTGCAATTCGCTCTGCGCGCGTAAGAGCTCGCCCTCGCGGCGGCTCCGGTCCTCTTCGAAACGCATCTCCCGTTCGGTAAGGTCGCCGGATCCCGCGGCAAGATCTTTAATCTCGCCAAGCGTGAGGCTCTCGCCGTTCGCCATTGGAACCTTGACCTTGTACAGATCTTCGGGCTTGAGCTCTAACCGCTCGGCTAGATCCTTGAGCCCTTCAATTGGCTTGGCTTTGCTTGCGCTCTCGCGCGCCTTGCCGGGTTCGCCCTGCTCGGGCGTCGTGCTTTCCTCGCTCTCGCGTAACAGATCGTGCAACGTGCGCGGCGGATCCTGGCGCGGAGCTCCCGCGTCCGGGGCCGCCGGCGTTGCCTGAGTCGGCGCCTGGGGCGGCGTCGGCGTCGGGGTCGGGGTCGTATTTTCAGCCATCGTGCAATGCTTCCCTGGCCGCCTCTCGGCAGCGCTTTCGGTAGAGCTCAGACCCGATACAGCGTAACGGGATCCCTTGGTATTCGAGCGGCTCGCGCTTGCGGATCCCGAGCACGCGGCGCGCCGTTGTCTCTTTCACCGCCACCGTGACGCGCGGAACCTGGCGGCCGCCGCGCCGGCAGTACGTCACAAAATCCTCGAGCTTGTGCAGGAAATTCACGGCCGCTCATTCGCTCTCGGCGGCGGCGAGAATTTCGTTAAGGCGCGCATAAAGGCTTTCCTCGAAACGGCGTAATTGCGTAATACCCGCGTGCGCCTTTTCGCGTGCGTCAAGGGTGCCCGAAGTTTCCCAATGCTCATGCAGCGCCGCCGCTCGCTCTTTGAAGAGCGCCGCCAGTAGGTGATTCTTTTGGAGCTCCGCCGCCTGGCGCTGCATTTCGCGCTTGTCCATTGGCTACCTGTTTCGCTTTGATGATGTCCACGACGGCCGCGCCCGTGATTTTCGCTTCTTCAATCTCGGCGCCGAGCACCGCCTCGAAATACTTGAATACGGTGTCCTGGTCCGCCTTGTACTTGCCGAGCGCCGTGCGGATCTGCTCTAGCTCGATTGCCTGTTGCATGAGCGCGCGTTTCTGATCCTCGGCCGCCTTCGCCTGGGTTTGCTTGCTCTGCAAAGCCTGTTTCGCCTCGGGGCTCGCCGGATCCCGGAAATACTGCTCCGGATTGTGAATATCCACGGCGCGGCACCAATCCATGAGCACGGCGTAGAAGCCCTCGATGTTGACTAGTACCTCGTCCATGCCCTCGCGGGCGAGCGCGATTTGCGACTCTAGAATCTGCATCAGCGCGGCGGCGCGGCGCTGCCGCTCGCCAGGACTCATGCCGGGCTTCACCGTCAAGCGCGTGCGCTCCGGCCACTTTGCCGGGACCGCGGAGAGCCATTTCCCGTGCCGCTTTAGGTTCACTTCCGTATTGAACGATTCCCGCAGCGTCGCGTGCGCGAGCGCGAAGGTCTGCTTTATCAGCGAGGCCGCTATCAGCTTGGTCATCATGGCCGCGAGCGCTTCCATGACGGAGTAAGCGCGGTCAATTCCTTCGGAGCCGACGCGGTCGCCAATCTGTAGCTGGCCGCTGGCGAGCTCGAGGCTCGCGCCGCCGAGCTCCGTGCGCGTGGCTTTCTGCGACTCGATGTTGCGGAGGATGTTGGCGGACGTGTCCGGCACGCTGAATGCCATGACGGCGCTCTGCACGTTTTCGGTGTTCTTCACGCGCAGCGCGCCATTCGTGCGGCCGTCGGCTAGATCGTCCACGTTGACGCGCCCGTCCAGGTAGGCAAGGCGGTTCTTGTTCGTGGTGTTGACGTTGTCCATGAGCGCGCGCTGCAAGCCCGTGTTTAAGTCCTGCACTTGCTTGAGCTTGTCGAAGAGCGACACGCCGAGAAAACGGTGCGGATTGAGCACGGCAGTCCCGGCCGCGTAGGGCACGAGGTTGACGGGATCATTAGCGAGCACGGAGGTCTGCGCGAAACAGAGCTTGCGCCGCTCTGAAATGCCGTCGCCGTCGGAATCCATGAGCGCATAGCACTCAAACCATTCGACAAGATCCTGGGAGGCATCAATCCCGACGGCCGCCTGCATCCACTTTTTCGGGTTACGCGCGGCGCCCTGAATCTCGCCGGTGCGTTGCTGATACTTCGGGAGCTTGTCCACCTTCGAGCGCGGAAACCCGAGCTCTAGCAGGTTGCTGCGCGGCTCGACGTGGCGCTCGGCGCAAAAGGGGATTGCCTGCAAGTCCAGCGAGTCCCAATCGTGGACATATAGAAAATTCTCGGGCGGGAGCGCTTCGCAGCGGAATACCTGGCGCCGCTGAGTGCAGCGCACAGTGAGGTTCCCGTCTTTGTAGCCCGTGACCTTGCACTCCACGCCGGCCGCCGCAAGCCCCTTGAGAATCTCCCCGATTGCCTCGTCCTGGACGTTCGTAAAGCGCTCCGTCCGGATCTTGACTTGCTGCTCCGCCCAAACCTTGCAGATCCCGTTGCGGAGCAGGAGCGCATCCTT